CTTCCGATTTTAATGTTACGGGTGGCAGAACTGCCGCCTCCACCAGTATCACCAACGAAACCAAAGGGGCCGATGATAAGACCTGTGTTGTTTATACCGAAGGGGTCAATTTTTAATGCCATTAATTCACCGTAAACGTTGGGGCGCTAATGGTATAAGTATCTGCTACTGTACGACCAGTACCCGATTTTAACATTATTTTTAGACCCATGAACCTTGCGTCTGGGTCAAGGTTTGTTACCGTTTTTGTAAGAGTGTATACATTGCCGGTTAAAGATGTGGAAGGCGTCTCGTCGCTGCTGGCACCCGACAAGTTATTCTTTATAAGAAACAACCTTGCCACTGGGGCGTCTGTCAACGCGGAGGAACTTCTTGTGATGGTGTAGCTAACAGATAGGCTGGTTGCAGTAGACAGATCAGGTAGCTGAAAGACAAATGACTTGAGGTGGTCTTTATTTTCATCGGCAGCGCTAGACAACATGACCACCATATCACCAGCTGCGTTATTATAGGACAAAAGAGCAGAATAGGGTGCGTTCATTACAGTGGATCGCTGGCTCCATAAAGCCAGAGGCGCACCGTCGAAGGTATTCCCAGCGAAGTGCATGTTCTGCCCTGAGAACCTATTTGAGTCCGTGTAACCGCTGTTCACTAGCAATATATTTGCGTTTGTAGTTTTGTAGTCTGTGCTTCCGCAGTCCAAAATCCCCACGCTGTTGTTCCATTGTCCGTAAGTATACGAATATAATGCGTGGGTGGTCCCGTGCATCTTGATAGCAGCCGCGCTTGACCAAGCGGCTGGGGCTATAGCGATGCGATTTGCGGTGACGTTATCAACCATGTAATCGGATGGGGTAAGAGCAGAAGCATATTTAGGACCGCCAGTGGTGTTGATTGACGAACTTGGATAATTCGCGTCACTAGACGCATAGTTCGTAACAGACGCAGGTATTGTTAGACCATTGAGCAGAGTGGTATGGACGATCCCTGCGCTGCTTTGATACCCATATAAGTGAGCGTTTTCTAAAAAGTCTATTTGGCCGTCTGACTGGTTGTTGTAGATAAGCACACTACCCGAATAGGGTTGGTTTTGTATCATGTTCCCGATTACCATTTTGTATTTGAGCGCATTGACGTATGGCCCCGATCCCATAAACATATTCGAAAACTTCACGATGGGTTGTTGGGCAACAGTTGATGTTCCAGTACCGCCAATTTGCAGGTATCGTGAGAGAATGAAGTTGCCATATTCGACGCAGGGGGTGTCGTTTTCAGCTGAATTTAATGTGGTGCTGTTAATTGTAACATAATTCCAAGCACTGGTTGTATTGTGCCCCCATTGACCAAGATGAAATTTGCCTTGCGTTATGTAATAAAGTCTTTGGCGCTGCTTGAGGTTGGCAATCCAATTACCAGCTGGATGATACCAGTTAATAAAGGTACTGGGCATGTCAAAGTTTAAGCCATACTTATTGGACGAGTTCCACCAATCAATATTTACGTTATGGCTACCACCCGCTTTAATAGGCAGCATTGTAAATCCACCCCGCGATGTTGAGCTAACCCAGCCATCGGTAATGGTGACTGCCGACACATTTAAATTAAAAGCGTTGTCTAGGTTACTAGAAAATGCAGCGTTATAGTCGAATACGTACGCAGGGTCTACAAACGCGACCTTAACATTATCGTTCACGTCGATGCCCGTTTTGGCGCGGAGCCATCCGTATAAAGCATTGGCGACATTGCTGTAGAACGGTATCTGGTTGGTGGCGTTCGGAAAGGTATTACGGCCTTGATGCAACATGAACTTGTTGGTGCCTAATAATCCAGGGTCGTGGATGATAAGGGCGGGCACGGTGTCGCCTGTAGCGGCAAGTGCTGTTTTGTAAGTCGCAACGTATTGGTGGTCAGTTGACGCATAGTCTAAACTGTTTAAGTCAGCGCTTGTAATATCAATCGTATTACCTGTTGTTCCGATGTTGTAATAAAAGTCCGTTAGCGGTTGACCTTTTAACCTGATCTCGTCCCCAGAGTATAGAGACGTGCCATTTAGATGTATGAGTGCATTTGCGCCAAACAGTTCCGTAAGACCAAAAGGCGTAGCATAATTTCCATTGCGCGTAGTTGTGCTTGTCGTGCCGTGTATCCCACCTTTTGGTGTGTCAATATAGGGATCGACCCAGTAAGTAGCCATTTATGCCTCCAATTCAGCCGCGAAAGCTAAAGACGCCGCTTCTGCTAATTGGATTAGAGCCTCGAAAGGCAGGGTTATATCCTCAGAAATAAGACGATAAACGCTGTAATATTCAGTCAGATCATCTTCTGATGTAACCTCATAGATCAGCTTGGCGTATATTTTATCGCCCCTGTATTCGATGTTGTTCGATTCAGGCATTTGTGTGGCGGTTTTCATGATCTTTATCCCGTTACGAAATAGATGGTATTGCCGTCTGGACTACTTGGGAGAGCAGTCACCACTGCAATAGATTTGCCCCATTCAGCGGCACTCCCGCCACTATTGACTGTGAGAACCTGACCCGCCGAACCTAAACTTGAGGGTATATTTGCGGCAATATCCCGCCCATCAACGGTGCCTGTCACAACAACATCTGCGGCATCTATAGTAAAGGACGCTTCGCCTGTCGTGCTGTGGTCAGCTTCTCCTTGGGCAATAAGCCGCAAGTTCCCGCCGTCAATAGTCATACCTGTGGTTATATTCCAGTTTGTGCCGTCTGAGTGGACGTTACCAAACACAATTAAATCACCATAGTCAGTACCAGATGTACCTGCAACTTCTCTCAGCGCACCGGTTGAACTTCCTTTAATGATCTTATATTCATGTCTAATTGTCGTATCGGTCCAAGGTGCTTCAACACCAAGCAGATGGTCAAACTCGTTGTCATCAATACCTTGTGCAATTTTCATGTAGTCTAAGGCGTCTGCGGAATTAGCCGACCCACTTACATCCGCATCAAAATCAGGGGTTGGGTCAAAACCGAGTAGAATATTTTTTCCGTTACCGTCAAGGTTCCCACCAAGTTGAGGGGTTGTGTCGTCAACTAGGTCGCTACTGGGGGCCGCTTGCCACTGTGCTGTTCCTGCGCTGGCGTACCCAAGTATTTGCCCAGACGAGCCATCGCTGGGAATGTGGTTATTGCCGTTGCCTGTGGGGTGGCTGTAGGCCGCGCTAGTTTCCAACTTGTCGTTGTTCAGGTTGGTAAAGTTAGTGTCCACCTCAGTGTTAGTAAGAGGGGAGCCTTTGCCTGATCGTGTTACTATAGTAGCCATAAGCCGCCCCCCCGTACTAAATTAAGATGCTGCGAGTGTTACTGTCCACGTAATGGACATGGTGTCATCTGCGCCTTTGTTAACGACGCTAAACACTGTACGGCAAAGCATGTCGCCGCCGCTGGATGCGTTGAAAATACCAGCCTCTGTCACTGCACCTGTGCCGTCGCCTGCTTCGAACGATGACACGTACGCGACAGCCTTATTGGACCCCGTAAGCGTTGTTGAATCCAGAGCTTCGCGGGAACCTAGCTGACTAACTAGTGCTGTCTGCCCCGCCGCTGCGGCTGTTGTGCTAGACCCCAACGCCATGTGGCTCATGACGGCTTTAGACGTGCCGGTCATACGGCTAGCGATAAACACTAGCCCCGAGTCGACGACGAGGTTTTTAACTGTTCTGGTGTCTTTTACGTTCCCGGCCTTGTCCTTCAGGACGATGTTAAGCTGACCGGATAGCTTTAAGTTTTCATGGATCATAACGATCTCCTAGGTAAAAGTTCGGGAAGCACCGACGAAGTCTTCCGCAAAGTAAGTAAAGTCAGAAAAACCCTGACTCCGTAGAGACCCTGCGTCGGTAGCCGAGGGTGTTTCAGTGTGAAATTGATTAACGGTCCTCAAAACAAGTACACTGTCTGTTAAAGACGCTATGTCTGTACGAGCTTTGACAAACTGCATCTCCTGGTCGTCAAGGATGGAAGCTGCACCGTCGATGTCGTCAGTTGCATAAGCTGTGTCCGTAAATGAGCGAGAAAACGCTCGCTGGGACGTGAACGTGTCCGTAGCCCCCGCAGAGTTTGACGGCTCTGTACCAACCGAAAAGATATTGTTCTCCGCGACGTCCGCTGTGTCCGTAAAGGAGCGAGGAAACGCTCGCTGGGACGTGAACGTGTCCGTAGCCCCCGCAGAGTTTGACAACCCTTTACCAATCGAAAAGATATTGTTTTCCGCGGCGTCCGCTGTGTCCGTAAATGAGCGAGAAAACGCTCGCTGGGACGTGAACGTGTCCGTAGCCCCCGCAGAGTTTGACGGCTCTTTATTAACCGAAAAGATATTATTCTCCGCGACGTCCGCTGTGTCCGTAATGTCTTTACTTTTTGCCAGCAAAACATTGTCTGAAACCGAGGTTGCGTTCGAGACTGCCTTGCTTTGCGTTACTGCGTGGGTATCTGAAATAACTCCATCGTCGGTCAAAAGCCGCGAAAAAACGTTTTGGTGCACAAATGTGTCAGTAGCACCCGCCGAACTTGAAAGACCTTTACCCTGAGACGCCAAGACCGCGTCTGAAATATCCCCAACGTCTGAAAAAAACTTTTCAGCGGCTAGGCTTGCTAGATCAACCGTTAAAGCAGCGTCTGCGGGGGTGCGGTTATACGCTACTTGTCTGCTCAAACTTTCAGTTGCCGCCGCCGTATCAGAACGAGCTTTGACAAACTGCATCTCCTGATCGTCGAGAATAGAGGCTTCTGCGTCGACATCGTCAGTTGCGTTAACCGTATCTACAGCATGTTTGTTAAGATGGTTTAGTTGATCGTCCGCCGCAGTCGCTGCGTCAGCACGGGCTGTATCAAAAGTTTTGACTGGAGCGTCCGTGGCTGAAGCTGCATCAAGTAACGACTTAAAGACCGCTAAAATTTGTTCGTCAGCGGTTGTAGTTGTTTCCGCCCGAGTCGGAGCAAAAGAAAGCGCAGCAGCGTCTGCGACGGTCGAGCTGTCGGTCAGAGTTTTGAAAAAGGCGAATACTTGTGCATCGGTAGTTTGCGGGTTTTCAAACAATTCAAAAATTGCCATGAACTGGCCTTGGCTCAGGGAAAACCCTAAACTATCTACGGCCAAACTTACGCTCTCGGCGACACCAAGGGTTTTGACCGCGTAAAGAAGTTTTTGAGCCGTGGCGGTGTAAAGAAGTTTTTGAGCCGTGGCGGTTGTCATGCAAAATCCTCGCGGATTTTAAACTTGAGCAGTTCGTATCGCGTTTCACGCAGGCCAGAAGACAGAACCGTTTCTAATTCACCTTCGTAATTCCCGGCTTCGACATCTAAGTCGCCTGTCTGCCACTGCAAAACGGCTTTACCGTTAGTTGCGTCCGAAAAAGCCAACGCCCGAGAAAACAAAACAGTTGTTGTTCCCGCGGCCCTAAAATGCAGTGTTACCGATCCGCCCGTTAAATTAGCCGCTACGCCGTCTGCGCTAGTTACCGTGACTTGAATTTGAGGTCCGGTGTCGCCCTGTACGTATTTGTAAGTTTCAGCCATCAATACCTCCGAACGCCGTCAAAATTTTGACTACCCACACGCAGGTTCACGCGACGGTAATCGCGGGATTTTGCCGTATCCGCTTCCATGTCAAATTTACTGCGGTAGTAGCTAGCAAGCTCGGGGTTGTACCACTCCTTGCCGGGAACTTCGGCCAAACGGGAGACAGCGCCGTAGCTAATACAGCGCCCGTGGGTTTCGTAAACCCAATCCTCGACTCCCGTAGCAGCCAGACTAGACTTTAAAACGCCCACCCCATGAAAAGTGTATTTCTGGTCGGGTGTTGGATACAGCCTAATCGAAGTGTCTTGGTAGATACTGTAGTACCTCGGCCTTCCGTTAGTGGTGAACCGAGTGCCGTTTATGTGGCGGTCGCTCACGCGTGCCAACGGCTGATCGTCTAGGATAAGATCGTATATGTTTTCCAAGACCGCACCAGTCGGAGTGTCCAGCTCGTAGTCTTTTTCAGAGGCAGTTGTGAAATCTTTGTCGATGTCGAAGCGCCATATTTCACTACGCGCAAGGAAATCTGCGGTGGCTTCTTTTAGGTGCGCCTCAACCACAACCTCTGGACAACCCGGCAGGTAGGGCTGAACGTATGGATAGAATTTTTCCCATACAACAGCCATTTTATGTCACCGATGTGGCGATCTTCGGCGTTACAGCCGAATCCGTCTGAGATTTTGCCCCTATAGCAGCATTAAACGCCCCGTACGATGCTTGGGCACGCTGTTCGTTCGCCCCGTATTCCGCGTCCTTAGAGTAGGCGCGATACAGAACCCAGTCGATCATTGGAGACATGTAGATGTCATCGAGGTTTATAACAGTTGTGTTTGGCGAACCGGCAGCAGGATCAAGTTGGCTTTCAGTCAAAGTGTGCGCACTGGGAGCATCCGCATAAACAACTTCAACTTGAGCCGCTGTTGTAGCTGGCGGGTAGACAAAAAACTCTTTGGGCTGACGCGGATCATACATGTAATGCTGTATGTTATCGCTTTGCGTTTCGGCGTGCCATGTGGGGCGTTGGTCGTCCAACACTGCGCGAGAGACTAAGCGTACCGCCCGTTTTGTAGATGCGGTAGCAAGGTTTCGCGTAACATCTAAAAGCTGCAAGCCTGAACTAAACTGCACATTAAGAACTTGCCGAGAGCCAGCAGCACAGGTGAATGTACCAGTCTTAGCATTGGCGTCAGGTCGCAGTAGAGTAATGGCCAGATATGATTCATTTATCCAGCTTTGAAGTTCGGTGCGAGGCCAGCGAATACTTGTGTCCTGCAAGACGTGTTCTACGCGCTCAATAATGTCGATTACTTTAACAGTAGCCACGGTAAGCTCCTCTGCCAGAGAGTGGGGGGAAGCGAACCTCCCCCTACGATGTTAAATTTAAGCTGTGCCAACCAGAGCGGTTACAAGCGCTTCTGGCTTAACGACCTTGCGCCCATATACGGCTAGGCCGCGAACGATGTCGCCGAAGTCTGTCTGATTACGCAGAGGCTCTGTCTTAGAGATTTGCGAAGCAAACGAACACGCAGTGTTTGTACCAGCGACCATCATACGACGGGCTTTGGCGTTAGACACTGCCGCACCAGTAGAAGTCGCAGACAGACCGGGAACGAGAGCTTTAGCCGCCGCGCCTTTAGGCAACAGGTTGCTCACGTAAACGGTGAAGCGATCCAACATGCCGATTTTACCGGTGCGGATGACGCTGGACTGATCGCCAGTGAAATACGCTTGGGCGATGTCGGTTTGCATCAGCAGCTGACGGTCACGCGGGGAGATAACCAACCAACGACCGTCTTCAGGTACGTTTTGCTCATCAAGCGCAGACGACATTTGCAGGATGCAGTTAAGCACATTTGCAGGTGTCGCTTGGTTGATGGGAGCTACGTCTGTACCAAGGTTGTACGCGGCAGAGATCGCACCGGCTGTAGCGCCTTTGTTGGACGCGTGGGCACCGTTGGTAACGTACCAGTTAAAGAACGTATCGTTTTCGATAGTGATCTTCAGCTGTTTGGCAGCATCGTCAGTGAACATGTTCATCAAGTCCATGTCCGCTTGGTGAGCAAGAACGTCGTTTACCTGTACGCTAAAGTATTTACCTTGGTCGATCTGCATGTCTTGGAAGATCGGTACGGGTACTTCAGAGGTCAGGGTAGTACCTGCGCCTGCGTAGTCGTTGATGGTGATTGACGGTGCTTGACGGATACGAATGGTATCGCCTTGGTTTTTGATCTCGCCTTCCCAACTGGTGTTGGAAATTTCAGTCATCATGGTGTTAGCATAGAACTTTGCGTTCAGCTTGTTCGACCACAACTGTGGAATAAACGCACCTGAATAGCTGGGATCAGTGTTGAAGGACGTTGTGTTACTGGAACCATTGTTTACGGAACCGGTGACGGGAAATACAGCAGCCATGTTGGCCTCCTATTAAGTTGATTAAAGACTTAACAGCTGCTTACATGTTAACACGTTAGGTTCTAACGCGACCTTCCATATACGCAACGGTTAACTCTGCTTCGAGTTTTTCCGCCTCTGCGTACTGCCCCTTCGTATTTAGTGTGCGAACTTTGGTCCAAGCGTTGTCTATCTCACGCGGAGAATAGATTTTGGAGCTTTGCGCGGCACTCTGCGTACGGGTAGAGTTTGCAGAACGATTTGGCGCAACCTGCTTTTCGAGTTCATTTTGGCGAGTTTGTTTCGCTACGTCTGGTTCACCGAGCGATGCTTTCCAAAGTTTCACGTAGTCCGAAACTGCTTCTACATCACCGTTGTCAAACGCGGCTTGTGCGAGAACTCTGCGCTGGCCTCTCAGCATGGGATCATGCTCGTTTAGCCACGCAACCCATCGTTCATCGTTGTCGATTTCAGACCAATCAGGAACTGCTTGCTGCAATCGCTGAGAAAAGTCCATTTCGCCAACTTGATTACCCGTGTTTGCAAGTTTTTCCTGCAACTTCGCGATAATCGCGTCCTGCTGCCCAATTCGGTCTTCGTAGTCTTGAGAGACCTCTTGTGCGACACGTCGCTGAACGTTTAGTAAGTCTTCGCCATACTCTTCTCGATCGGCATCGGTTACATAACTGATTTTTTCCTTCGACTTTGTCGGTTCAACTTTAAGCGCCTTTAGCTCCTCTTGGAGCCTCTTTGTTGCCTCGGCCATTTCGCGCACCTGCTGGTGTAACCTTGGAACTTCGGCGTCATACTTACCCGTAAGGGTTTTGTACTTTTGCTTAAAAGTCTCTTCCTCTACGTCCGTCGGAAACGTGTCAGCTGGCGTTACTTCTGCGGGTTGGGGTGCTGCTTCGGTCTCGGTGCCTACTTCGCTTTCCGTGTCCGGTTGAACCTCTTGGTTCTGTTGGGCTTCTAGCGCTTTTTCGTACTCTTCGACTTCTGCAAGCTGTGCCTGCACCTGCTTTGGCAATGCCATATGTTTCTCCTCAAGCATCAACTCTGTTCCTCAGCGCCCGTCGGTAAGCTGGGGTCCGTCTTGGTTTGCTCGTATGCCCCTAGAGGCGTTTTACTACCTTGGGCGAGTCTTCGATCGCCTTCAGTAAGTCTTGAAATGCCTCTGCGCGACCCTGCAACCGGTGGATATTTACCATATCGGTTGCGATAACGAGTTTCGCTTTGGCGGTTTCTGCTTCAGCCCTAAGCAGGCTGGGCAGCTGGTCGTTTCCTGTTTCTTTAATATTAAGCAGCGCTTGTGCTTGCTGCGGGTCACAAAGATTCAGGTCTATCATGCAGTTTAAATACTTTATATCTGTTAACGTGTCAACACATAGAGAAAATACCTAAGTGTCAGCCCCCGCCAGAACGCAGTTAAACTTGCCCGTTACGAAAATGGGAACTTGGCGCATAATTTCTGCTAGTAGAACGTCACCTTTTAACTTGCCCTGAATTTTGCACGTTTCTTCAGTCGGGAACCGCTCAGTGTTTTCAAACAAAACTGCCTCGCCGGTCGCAAACACTACAATGAAATGTAAGACCCAGAGGTCCACTACTGGCCGTTTGGCCGCGGACTCATGGTGTTGTCCTGCCTGCCGCCCATCTGCGTGCCGTCTTCCTGCAACTGCGCTGCTTCTTGCATTTGCTGCATCTGCATCATCTCTTGCTGCTGCTGTTGAGCCATAGCTTGCTGCTTTTCAACATCCTCTCGGCTCGGTACCAAGCGGTCAACATTGGTGTTGAGATTACCCGCCAAGTCGCGGAGTAGTTCAGCCGTACCCGGTAATCCAACAATTTGCTGTGCAACCGGACTCTCCAACACAAGACGGAGGAACTCAGTCTTACGGACACTTTCAGCTTCTTTAACCACAAGCGACATCGCGCCTCTTGCAACAATTTGGACATCGCCGATAAGGTCTGGGTCATCTGAATATCTTAGGTTCCTTTGGTACTGGCGCTGCACCATCGGGGATATGACGTCGTGGTCGACGTTGCCGATAACCTGTTTGATGCTTTTGCCTGCGTTGCTCATCAACATCGACAGCCCTGAAGACGTGCGGCCTGCGCCGGGAACGTGCTGGCCCGTCATATAACGCGGAATACCAGACACCTCGTCTGCAAGTTCCATAAACTTGGTAAACACGGCCATTAGCTCTTGGGCGTTGGAATTGGGCTGAAAAAAGGTCATTGGTTGGCTGGAGTCACCATATTCTGACTGTTTAAACTGCCAAATCTTCCAAGGGTACATCTGCGTGATGTCTTCCCCAGCAGGTAGTCTGCTAATATTTACGCCAACCTGAGGACCGGAGGAAATCCCCATATTGTTGGCGAGCGACCTTGCAGCCGCGTTACACATGTTTTGAGCGTCCATACACAGATCAGCAACACCGTTGCCATCAATCCGCCCAGGTACCTTCTCAAACGACGTCACATAGTACGGTTTACGCCCAAGCGGGTCGTAGTTCAGCACGGCACGAATGACCGTATTGTTAACCATCCAGACTTCGCAGGGGTAGGATTTTTGGGGGTCTGGAATTTCGTCTTCGCTCAAGCCCCACTCAAGCAGCATATCGCCCGGGATCGTATCCCACAGCTGTATAGCCGCTACCAAATCGCCGCTTACGTCGTCAAAGTCTACGCCAGTAACGTCTTCCATGGTGCTGGTGTCGTGATCCAACCAGTCGAAGCCGCCAACACCAAAGTCGGACAGGATAGAGCGCACAGAATCTTCATCGTAGCCCTCCATGCCGATCATATCTTCGACATCTTCGCGTGTTAGATGATGAACCTCGATAACAGGCATGGACTGTACGTCGTCGCCCCAAGGTGCCCAGTAAAATTTGAACGGGTCTACGCGTTCCCACTCGTCGCGTACAACCTCGACTATGCCCAGACCACCGTCCATATATTTCATGGTTTTGCGTTTGCGGGGGATCGGGCCTTTGAGGATCGCGTACGGAAACGTGGCGACGTCGTTGGTAAACTCAAATATTGCTTTGGTGAACCCGCCCTCTACGAACTGGTCCTCCATCTTCTTCTCCATGCGCTCGACGCGTTTGTCAGCTTCGTGCTTCATCGCACGCATGGCAGTTTCTTTCATGCCGCTGGCCAGCTGCTTGAGGTCGGCCTCTGAGGGCTGTTCCCCGCCTTGGGCGTAGTGCTGCATGAGGTTCTGCTGCATCAGGGCTTGCATCGCAGCCTCAACGTCTGGCGGAACTTCAGGAATAGGTGTCGATGATATGCCCCATGGTTTGTCCGCACCAACGCCTAGGAGCGTGTCACGCAGCCATGCAGTGGCCGTACGGCATTTCGTGCTGACGATGCCCATAAAGATTTCTGAGCCGCCCTGCTCGCGTATTTCAGCCATTTTGGACGGTTCGTACTCCATGTTCCGTGCACGAACGCATTTTGACAGGCGTAGCTCGGTATTTTCACGGTAGTGGTCACGCATAGTTTCCCAGCGACGACGGGTGTGGGACGCAAGTCCTTCCATCATCGCGGAGTTTTGTTTTTCTGAAGCAGCACGGTTAGCTTCAGCTTCCATGTCGGAAGCGCGTGCAACGGGAACTAATGCTGGGCCAAGCGCCATATTATTTTCTCACATATAACGTCGGGTGTGCACTACCACTTATGTGCTTACATGTCAACATATCAGGTCCATCCGCCAGCAGAGACCTTGGTTACTTCCTTGCGCTGAGTACCCCAAGCCGCAGAACCAAATGTCTCGCCGCCATCAGCGTGCAGGCACATATACTGGAACGCGTCAGCGACATCTGACCAAGGGTGGGATTTTTCTGGTTTTTCATCACGTGCGCCTTTGGTGTTTATTTTGTAACGGTACTTCCCCGATAACGCTTGGACGAGTGAGTTCGCACTGGTCGAGTCTACCACGCAAGAATACTTCCCGTCGACGACGCGTGTCAGGTACTTCTCCACCGCGGCTATGCGTGCAGCAACCGAGTTCGTCTTCGCAGGCTTGACCAGAAAACCTTCAGTTTTGTAAATGTCAGCCACAGTGCGCTCGTCCGTCTGCGCCCTCTGGAAGGCCGCTGGGTCAATGATTACGAGGGTACTACGACCGGGGAATTTATTTGCAAGCAGGGGCTTTAGGCGCTCTCTCACGAAGCGTAGGGCACCCATACCGTCCGAGATCAGGGAATCGTACACGACAAGTCGCCCGTCGTAGGCAACCTGCCCTATTACAGCAGCTGGCGTCAGCCCTGCGTCTACGCCGATCAGAAGAGGATCATCGGAGTACATCGGCGTTAGCTCATCACTAGACGCGTGCACGGACCTGTCGAACGAACGGAACACAGGCTGGCCGCTGAGCGATTTGCCGAACTCAGCGTGGATGTAGACGTCTATCCAGTCTTCGGTTTTGCCGTTCGCTAGGTTATCGTAGTAGTCATCAGGCAGATATTTCGTCCAGTCCGCCTCAGGGGCCAGACCACTGGGCTGGATCGTAACATGCACGTTGTCAGGCGGCTCAGTCAGCAGAGTTTCCCAGAAAGTGTCCATATCAGGGGGGTTTGTCATGCCCCAGACGTGCATATTCATCTTACCGTCGTCGGTTTTACACCCTACCCCGTTCATCATTTTGTCGGGATAACGGCCCACACGACCCTGCGCAGTGTTGTAAATATCGGGGTGAATCTCTCTAAATTCGTCAAAAACGAAGAAACTGGCCTGTAATGAGAGCAATCTACGCACGTCATTGGCGTCATCGAGGCCACGAAACAGCACTTCGCACTCAATATCGCCTACTTTTATGACGAATTTGTACTCTGTTTTGAGGAAATACCCCATAACTCCGTCGGGAATCCACTTTAAAAAGTCAGGAATTGACGTATCTCGCAGCTGTTCACGGGTATTTCGCACCCAAATTGCCCTAGAACGACGTATTCCGTCCTTACACGGGGCCATTAACGCAGCGTGGTGCAGGATTTTCATAATTCCAGCAGTGGTTTTAGTCGACCCGACCGGTCCCACCGCCAATGAGATGAACTTTTCGGAGTAAAAGAAGTCGTCGAGGCTCTTAATTACCTCAAAATTGATTTCATGGAGCATGTTCTATGGTGTCCATAGCCGCGTCGATCACAAGTTCTTCGTTATCCTTGGCCCGGGTGATGTTGATGACGACTTGGGGGCCAGCACCCGAGGACGCAGCCTTTAAATCTGGCTCCAGCTTGCCCATTTTGTTCAGCATTTTTTGAAATTCAATGCGGGTGGCGGGGTTTATGTCAGGGTCTTGCATCGTGCGAAACAAATTATCCAGGTTAACCGCCCCGAGGAGCCGCGAAAAGGTTTCCATCAGAGCGGGATCGGCCTCTATCGCAGCAAGATCGGCTTTTGACAGTAGGGGCTTATGGTTTTGCTCGGGGAGGAGTTTTTGTACGTGATTGCTCATGTTTATAGCTGTTAACACGTGAACAGACGTGGGTCAATAAATACGGGCACACTTATAGGTTGCATACCCAAAAAATAGGGTTGTGATGAATGGAACACATAAGGGCTGGGTGGGGTGGGCCACCCCCATCGGTCCCTACCCCATCTCGTTTACGCCGCGCCATCTATGAGAGGATGAGATGCACTGGGCCACTGGCCAAAGTAGTCCTCTCGGTCGAAAGGTTGGGGCCGGTGTAATATGCCGCCATGTCACCCCCTGCGTATGCGCACCACTTGTGTACACGCTCGGTTAGGGACGGCCCTCAAGAGTTAACCGCTACATGCATGCGGGGAAACCGGACGATCGTGACCCAGCGGGATACGCACCCAGCTGCCCTTGTCTCTTCGTGAGCATGACGGCGGCGGACGTACCTACCTGACCCAGCGTTTTATGGGTGAGGCACGCTCAATAAAGTTCGGATACCTCATCATCCCTCTAGCAATGGGACGGGGTATTCGTAAGCTGATCGGTTGGTCTGTTTACGTCTACCCCGTCGATGAAACCCACTAACAAAAGGAATTGTTATGTTTACCAAAACTCAAATGAATACGAAGATTGGCGCAGTAACACGTTCGGCTACGACGCTGCGTGATAATGTGCAAGCGATTGTACTGTCTGCTTCAGGCTATGCTTTCGCTCACGGTGATACGCAATACTTCACTAAGCTGCGTGCTGGCATTGTCGGTGTCAACGTCACCAAACTCGACAAGTTCATTGCCGCCAGCTTCCCTGTCAAGTTCGACAAGGGCAGTGAAACCTACAAGATTGACAAGGCTGCGATGAAGACCCTGCGTGCCGACCGTCTCGTGGCTAACGACCCTAAAGACATTACAGACGCGGACGCGGTTGACTATGTCTCTGACGTTACTGCGTCACTGCCTGCATGGTACTCTCACACCGACGACGACGCAGCAGGCAAGGGCGGCAAGCCTGTCAACCCTGCCAAGGTTATCAGTGACGCTGCCGATAGGGTCACCAAGGCCCAAGAAAAGGGCAAGCTGGCCGAGGACGGTTGGACACTGGCCGAGCTTGAGGTTGCGCAGTCTAAGATACTGGCCGCGATCGCGGCTCTGCAAGGTAAGGCAGGCGGTGACGCCGACACTGTAGTTGACGACCGCAACGAAGACGCTCCACAGGTTGCATATGGTGCGCAGTACGAAGCGCCTGCCGTAATGCAGTTCGCAGCCGAGTAACGACTAGGATTGGGGGGCTTGCCCCCCAGTTTTTCCTTTAAGACAAAAGTAGGACGCAAATATTTTGTCTTGTGTTTTGTCTTAAATGAAAAGCTAACGAAATCAGGGGTTTAAGTCTCCCTTTAAGACATTAAGACATTAAGACATTTATAAATAATAGTATAGGTTTGGAAAAATGTGTGTGTTGGCCGTCAGTCTGCGCCACGCCCTCCCCAAGCCCCACTACTATTATATATTAATGTCT